AAGGATTCGCACAATCTAAAGGAAAGATCAACCCAAGGATGTGGAATCCACCTAAATAGTAGTGTCGCTCTTTCGTGCGCGACCTCTACATACGGAATATACGCTACCAATGGACGGGTTTCGCCACTCGTCTTTTTTTATGTTCTGATATAATTATTATTGGATGCCTTCGGGGTCCACAAAACACAAACTCGCTTTATAGGAGCTACCATAATGGAACGTCTAGTACGTTATACTGCCTCGGATCTTCCCGAGCTGATGGACAGGATTGTCAAGCACTCAATTGGTGCTGATGATTGGTTCGATCGACTAGGTGCACTGCACGAGACCACTAAAAATTATCCCCCTTATAATGTTATCCACGAGAGCAATGTAAAAACTCGTATTGAAATTGCACTTGCTGGATTCAAGAAAGAAGAAGTCTTTGTTTATACTGAACACGGCAAAATGTTTGTCGAAGGTCAGAAAGAAGACAAAGAAACTGACGTTAACTATTCCCATAAAGGAATCGCGCAACGTAGTTTCACTCGAGCTTGGACTTTGACTGAAGATTGGAGAGTCGATGCAGTTGAATTTGAGGACGGTTTGTTATCCGTCACCCTACAGAAGGTAGTACCTGAACATTTCCAACGTCAGGATTTCCTCTAAATACGTGTGACCCCCTGCGTGCCAACTGGACCCCTTGACTTCGGTCGAGGGGTCCTTTATAATAGAGATTCACCTAGAACTAATATGTCGATCCAACTGATTCTGATGAAAAGCGGTGAGGATGTCATCGCTGATGTCTATGAGACACGTTCTGAGACCAGCGATGACGTTGGTTTCATCTTGCGCGACCCTCAGATCGTGCGAATTATGAAAAATATGGAAGACCCTGAAGCAGGTCCTAACGTTACGTTTGAGAACTGGGCACCTTTGTCTTCTGAGCGTCGGTTCCTTGTTAAAGAACACAGCTTCACTACTATTACTAACCCCCTACAAGCCCTAACTGATCATTATGTCGAACGATTCGGAGCAGAAGACGAGCAACTCACTGCAGGTCGTCCTGCTGAAGAACAACAAAGTGCTCCTGACACAGATGGAGGAGACGGGGGCTGATCTTCCTGGAGAACCCGATGTGTTGCTTGTCAAACCGTATGAACTAGATGAAGACGGAACCTTGACACGCTTCCTTAAGAGTGTTACCATACAAGATGAGATGATGATCCACAGCGATACGATTCTCACGCTTGTTGAACCAAATTCGCACCTAGTCAAAGCTTACGATGAAATTTTACAAGAACGTTGATCAAGTTGGTGATCGCATTCTTGTTCGCGGGTGGGATGGAAACAAAGAGGTTCGTCTTCGTGACGAGTTCTATCCCACCCTATATGTGAGAAGTAATAACGGAGAGGATACAGGGTACACCACACTTGAGGGTGACACTGTTAAACCTATCCGTCCAGGCGGTATTCGTGACAGCAGAGAATTCTGCAAACGTTACGAGAACGTTGAAAACTTCACCGTATATGGTAATCAAGCGTACCTCTATCAATGGATCAGCGACAACTTCCCTGGTGAAGTCAAGTATGATCCTAGTAAGATCCGTGTGTTTACGATCGATATTGAAACCGCAGCAGAGAATGGTTTTCCCGACATTGAGTCTGCTGATCAGGAGATCTTACTTATCACAGTCAAGGACAGTTTTACAGGGATCTACCACGTTTGGGGTTCACGCCCCTTCCAGACCCCACAGGCTGATGTATCGTACACACATTGCGCTAACGAGCAGGAGCTCCTTCAGAGGTACCTCGCTTGGTGGACCGAGAATTATCCCGACGTAATTACAGGGTGGAATGTCAATCTGTTCGACGTTCCATACATCTGTAATCGTCTTGCTCGCATTCTTGGAGACAAGACTACGAAACTCTTTTCACCTTGGAAACTTCTTAGTTCCCGTGAAATTTATATTCAAGGTCGTAAAAACATCTCTTATGATGTTTCGGGGATCACGGTGTTGGACTACCTGGATCTGTATAAGAAATTTACTTATACAAACCAGGAGTCCTATCGCCTAGATCATATTGCATTTGTAGAACTAGGTAGAAAAAAACTCGATCACTCTGAGTTTGATACCTTCAAAGAGTTCTATACAAACGACTGGAAAAAGTTCGTTGAATACAACATCATTGACGTTCGTCTTGTAGACCAACTAGAAGACAAGATGAAGCTGATGGATCTTGCATTCACTCTAGCGTATGATGCTAAGGTTAATCTTGAAGATGTGTTCTCACAGGTTCGTATGTGGGACGCAATCATTTATAACTACTTACGTAAAAGGAATATTGCAATTCCTCCCAAGCAAACGTCTGTCAAAAAAGACAAGTATGCTGGCGCTTACGTAAAGGAACCTATAGCTGGAATATATGAGTGGGTCGTAAACTTCGACCTTAACTCTCTGTATCCCCACCTCATTATGCAGTACAATATCTCACCTGAGACATTGATGGATGTTCGTCATCCCTCTGCCACAGTTGATGGTCTTCTTAATAAGAAGATTGATATTGATGGTGAGTATTGTGTTTGTGCTAATGGCGCTCAGTATCGTAAAGACGTGCGTGGGTTTTTACCTGAACTAATGGAGAAAATCTATGATGAACGATCGATTTACAAGCGTAAGATGCTGGATGCAAAACAAGAATACGAAGCTTCTCCGACCCTGGATGTTCAAAAGAGAATTTCTCGATACAACAACTTCCAGATGGCACGTAAGATCCAACTTAACTCAGCATACGGTGCTATCGGAAACGAATACTTCCGATACTACAAGCTGGCGAATGCTGAGGCGATTACTCTCAGCGGTCAAGTCTCGATTCGGTGGATCGAACTGAAGATTAATGAGTACCTAAATAAAACGCTTTCCACAGAAGGTGAGGACTACGTAATTGCATCTGACACTGATTCAATTTATCTTAATATGGGACCTCTTGTTACTAAATTTTTTAGTAATAAGTCTAGCAACAAAGCAGCAATTGTTTCCATACTTGATAAGATCTGCCAAGAGAAACTGGAACCTTTTATCGAACGTTCATATCAAGAACTTGCGTCGTACGTTTCGGCATACGATCAAAAAATGATTATGAAACGTGAGAACATTGCTGACCGTGGCATCTGGACTGCCAAGAAGCGATACATTCTCAACGTTTGGAACAGTGAGGGGGTTGCTTATAAAGAACCTAAGATGAAAATTATGGGTTTGGAAACTGCCCGTTCATCAGTCCCTCAATTCTTTCGTGATCGTCTTAAGAAAGCTTACCGATTGATTATGTCTTCGGACAATGATACCGTCATCGAGTTTATCGATAAGTGTAAGAAAGAAACTAGGCAAGCAACTATCTCTGAGATTGCTTTCCCTCGTGGTTGTAATAACCTCGGTACGTATTCACATCCCAAAAACATTTATGAGAAGGGGTGTCCTATTCACGTACGTGGTTCTCTCTTGTACAACTACTACATTAAAAAGTACGGTATCGAAAACAAACACGCTCGCATTCAAGAGGGCGAGAAGATCAAATTCATTTACTTGAAAGAACCAAACATCCTTGGCGAGAACGTCATCTCCTTTTTCCAGGAGCTGCCCCAAGAGTTTGGGTTGGAACAGTACATTGACTTTGACAAACAATTTAACAAGTCGTTCTACGAACCTCTGCGTTCCGTGTTAGAATGCATTGGTTGGAAGCCGGAACGCTCTGGTAGTCTTTTGGAATTTTTTTAATGTCGTTTTTGAATAGCGTTATCAAGGAAATTGGTAATGAGTATGCTTCAGTTGTTAGCGACGGGGTTACTTCAGGTGACCTTGCTGGTTGGGTTGACACTGGCTCTTATATTTTCAATGCCCTTGTTAGTGGTTCGGTCTTTGGAGGTATTCCTTCAAACAAAGTCACCGCTCTTGCAGGAGAATCAAGCACTGGAAAAACTTTTTTTGCTCTTAGTATCGTTCGGTCTTTCCTTAACGCTAATCCTACAGGTAATGTCATTTATTTTGAGTCTGAATCTGCTATCTCCAAAGATATGATGTCAGACCGTGCGATCGATACTGATCGTGTGGGACTAGTTCCTGTCGTCACTGTGCAGGAATTTCGTACACAAGCTATGAAAATTGTTAGCGAGTACGAAAAGATTAAAGAAGCTGATCGTCCTCCCCTGCTTATGGTCCTGGATAGTCTAGGCAATCTTTCTACATCTAAGGAGATGGAAGATTCTGCAGCAGGAAAAGAGACCCGTGATATGACTAGAGCACAGGTCATCAAATCCATCTTCCGAGTGTTGACTCTTAATCTTGGTAGAGCAAACATTCCTTTGATTGTTACCAATCACACTTATGAAGTTGTTGGTGCTTATGTTCCAACAAAAGAAATGGGCGGCGGTACAGGACTTAAGTATGCAGCTTCCAACATTGTCTTCTTGTCGAAGGCGAAAGAGAAAGACGGTACTGAGGTTGTCGGTAACATTATCACCGCTACAAATAAAAAGTCTAGATTCACGAAAGAAAATAGTAAAGTGAAGACACGCCTATTTTATGACGAGCGTGGACTTGACCGTTACTTTGGATTGCTAGAACTTGGCGATGAGTATGGAGTCTTTGAGCGAGTGGGTAATCGTTACAAGATTGGAGACAAGTCTCTTTATCCTAAACAGATCCTTGCAGAACCCGAAAAGTATTTCACCGATGAAGTGATGCAAGCTCTGGATGAAGCAGCTGCAAAGGAGTTTAAATACGGTGAATGAACGCATTGAACAAACGATCTTACGAAATCTCTTCAGAAATGATGACTACTTTCGTAAGGTCTTACCATTTATTAAATCTGAATATTATGAAGAACTTAACGAAAAGATCATTTTTGAAGAGATCAGAAAGTTCGCTGATAAGTATGACCGTCTCCCGACCACGGAGGTTGTTCTTATTGAAGTCGAAGGACGGGACGATGTTTCTGATCAGACGTTTGGTGAAGTCCGAAGTGTCTGTAAGTCTTTCCAGGATGTAGTAGAAGATCCAACAAAGGACTGGTTGTTGGATGCCACGGAGAAGTGGTGTAAGGATCGTGCCATCTATTTGGCATTGATGCAGTCCATTAAACTTGCTGATGGCAAGGATGAACAGAAGTCGCGAGATTCTATCCCTGACATTCTGAAGGAAGCTTTGTCTGTTTCTTTCGATGATCATATTGGTCACGACTACCTGGAAGATTATGAAGAACGTTTTGATTTCTATACCAAGAATGAGGATCGAATTCCTTTTGACTTGGACTTCTTCAATAAGATCACCAAGGGTGGACTGGTTAACAAGTCTTTGAACGTTGCTCTGGCAGGTACAGGAGTGGGCAAGAGTCTGTTTATGTGCCATCAAGCAGCTGGTTGCTTGACGATGGGTCTGAACGTCTTGTACATCACGATGGAGATGTCAGAGGAGAAAATTGCTGAACGTATTGATGCTAATCTTCTCAATGTAAACATCAAAGACATTGCTGAATTGCCTAGGATGCTATTTGAAACTAAGGTTGCTGACCTGTCACGTAAGACAGAAGGTAAGTTTATTATCAAAGAGTATCCTACAGCTTCTGCTCACGTTGGGCATTTTCGTGCACTTCTCAGTGAACTAGCATTAAAAAAATCCTTCAGTCCAGATATTATCTTTATTGACTATCTAAATATCTGCGCATCCTCTAGGTATAAAGGCGCAATTGTCAATTCTTATACGTATGTTAAAGCAATTGCAGAAGAGCTTCGGGGTCTTGCTGTCGAGTTTAATTTACCAATTGTATCTGCTACTCAGACTACTAGGTCTGGGTATGGCAATTCTGACGTTGATCTTACCGACACCTCTGAGTCATTTGGTCTACCTGCCACTGCGGATCTTATGTTTGCTCTTATCTCTACTGAAGAACTTGAGGCGCAGAACCAGATTATGGTCAAGCAACTCAAGAACAGATACAATGACCCGACCATCTTCAAAAGATTTACCATAGGTATTGACAGAGCGAAGATGAAGCTGTATGATGTGCAGCAGGAACAAGACTCTGAGGCTGTTGCCAACACGACAAATTTCCAACCAGATTTCTCTAAGGAATCTCAATCCAAATTTTCCGATTTTGTAGTATGAAAACCCCCGACAATCAAGAAGTTGATTTCATTAAGTATGCTCAGTTTGTAAACGAAGTTACAAGTATTCCCTCTAAGAATGATGACGAGTTTATTCGTCGCATTCAAGATTTGCAAGAACAGGGTGTGCCTATCGCTCGTCTTCTAACTGCTGCTGTAGGTATCAGTGCTGAAGGTGGGGAGTTTACTGAGATCGTTAAGAAGGTTGCTTTCCAAGGTAAAGAACTTACCAACGATAATAAACTTCATATGGTTAAGGAGTTGGGAGATGTGATGTGGTATGTCACTCAAGCTTGTATTTGTCTTGACGTAACTCTGGATCACATCCTGACACAGAATATGGTCAAACTTCTTTCCCGATATCCAGAAGGTTCGTTTGATATCTATCGTTCCGAGAATCGTAAGACGGATGACATCTGATGATTGAATTAGAACTTACCCCTGAAATGGCGGTATCAATTCTGCAAGCACTAATTCGTGAGCAGAGAGACTATACAACAGATGAAACCTGTTGCCCCTATCGCATCAAAAAACTTCGCGAAGTGATTGGACAACTTGACTCTAAACTAGATCTTTATTACGAGGACAAAAAATGAAACGCGCTATTATTCTTAGCACCCTTCTAGGTCTGTCAGCTGCATTGCTGTCACCAGTAATCGCTAAACCTACCAAGGGATACTTCTCGATGGATGCTATGGGATGTATGCTTTTGAAAGAATGCACTGAAGGCATTGATCAAATTCATAGTTCTGGTGATCTTCGTTCAGCATATCCTGATTCTAATTGGGACCTTGTTTCAGCTGAGTTCAATCAAATTATGGTTGCATTCGGACAGGTTGGAGTTAATGTGTATCTTGCTGATGAAAAGTATTTTCCAGTAGGACATCGTGGTGTCTATCATACTGTTAGCAATCACTTCTATCTTAACAAAAGATATGTTCATCGTCCTGGAGTGTTGATGAGTGTTGTCCGTCACGAAGGATGGCACGCTGCGCAGGATTGTATGGCAGGTGGTATCAATAATAACTTTATTGGTATCATTCATAATGAGGAAGACGTTCCTCAGATCTGGCAAGATATGGCTAAAGATACCTACAGAAGTCAACCTAGTGCTATTCCTTGGGAGAAGGAAGCGTTTTGGGCAGCACGAACTGAGAGTATGACACAAAATGCACTTGAGTCTTGCGCTGCTGGTACGATGTGGTCAGATTATGAACTGACCCCGATGACCCGAGAATGGCTTGAAAACAACGGGCACCTCTGATAGACTAAAGACCTTCTGATAAATACATCGGAGGGTCTTTTTTTATGGCATACAACGTCATCCCTAAAGATTATAAGGAACTCAGCGCAGCTGTGTCCCATATGAATCCGCAGTCCGCTATTGAGGCGACACGACTGTGGAATTATCTAGTGACTGAGTATGGGAAACTGCTTCCCGATCCACTTGCTTTCGCTTCTGACAGGAAGAATGATGTTAAGTATGCACGTGCATTGAAAGGACAGTTTACAGAAGCGCAATTGAAGACGAAGTTAAAGATAAGTAATCTTAAATTTACTGCAGGCGATGGTAGCAGAGGTAATCGTGGTGCATCAAACACAGGCAACTTGTTTGAGAAGCAGTTGGAGAATGGTTTAAATGATTGGATTGAGACTAATGAATATACTAACAATCCATACAAAGCTTTTATTGAAGATCTTGTTAAGACGTATGATTTAAATGACTGTCAGTTTGTTCTTGTTTCTGAAGGTGAGTTGAACAAGAAAAGACCATTAGTATTTTCTGGTACTAGTTGGAAAGTTGGTGATGCTACAGCAACCAATTATGACATTGGTTCTATTGTCACTGACTTGACCTTGAAAACTAAATGTAAAGGGAAAGCGGATCAGGAAATTTATCTTTCTCTAAAGAAAGGTGGGACAACAACGATGTCCAACTTAGGTATGAAAAAAATATTTCCTCAGAGTGAATTGTCTGTGGGAAAAATTACCAATCAAGTTGGATTGAAAGTTCTTGAAACGTTTGGTATAGATAATCAAAGACTTTGTAAGATATTTCAAGAAGCTCTTGCGGGTGAAGTAGTCAGTGGCGGTAACGTTACAAACCCTACGTATAATAGAGGACTACTGCAAAGTATGATCCGAGGATCTATAGGGTATGGATACCACTATACTCATTTGCAGACTGGTGGAAAGATAAAAAGCTTTCCTATGACTAAACAGAAATGTGATGATGCAACTAACATTACATCTGTCATAGTTCATTATGGAGGTAAAACTGGTACTGGTCAACGTGTTGATATTACAGTGAAGACACCAGTTATGGAGTTGAAATTTAATATTCGTGATACATCTGGTAGCAGTTTACCTTGGCCAGACAAATTGCAGTCAGCGTATAAGTTTAAAGATGAACTATTGTTCAGTACATCAGACGAAGGTTACGACGACTAATGGCAAATGTAAAACAGCTTAAGCACCTGGAGCATCTTGAAGATGAGATGCTGAACTACGGCGTCGATGGATGTATGGCAGCAGTATCATTTCTTGAAGAACTGTTAGCAATGCTGGGTAAAAAGTCTAAGTCGGATGGATTTATGCAGACCAAATGGGATGGCGCTCCCTCTATCATCTGCGGAAAGAATCCTCAAAATGGTATGTTTTTCGTGGGTACTAAGTCTGTATTTGCCAAGACACCTAAAGCTTGTTACAGCGATATAGATGTGGATATGTATTACGAGGGTGACCTGGCAGAGAAACTTAAGTTCTCACTGGCATATTTTAGTAAGCTTAATATCCCTGGTATTGTACAAGGTGACTTGTTATACACCAGCAGCACACTTGATACAGAGACTGTAGATGGAGAGAAACTTTATACCTTTAGACCTAACACTATCACTTATGGCATTCCAATAGATCATCCTATTGGTAGAGCAGCAAAGGTATCGAAGATCGGTGTAGTTTTTCATACTCACTATACTGGTGATGACTTTCAGTCAATGCAAGCTCGTGCTGGCGCTCCTATCAATACCTTTGTAAAGGTGCCAGAGGTACTAGTTATTTCTAATGATACTCCTATCAACAGTGTTACCTTAAGTAGTAACGAGATTGTTAAATTTCATAATCACATTAAAAAAATTGAGAAGATGTGTGATTTATGTGGAGATTTTTTAAACCTTGTGGTTTCTAATATAGGCACTACAGGAGATAAAAAATTTCACGTTGCTTCTTACTTAAAGCAGTATTTTAATAATGAGATTCGTGAAGGTAGAGAGGTTCAAAATGTCAGAAGAGCACTTGATAATTTGATTATTTTTTATCACGAGAAGACAAAGAAAGAGTTGGCTAAGATTAAGACGCAAGCAAACCTAACTAAGAAACGTCAGCTTGTATATGAGAGTGAACAGTTCCTTGATCACAACGAAAGAAAGTTTAAAGCTATGCTGGCACTCTACAAAGAGATGCAGATAGCAAAGAAATTTGTTATAGATAAACTAGATCACCTAGAACAATTCAGAACATTCGTTCAGACTGACAACGGTTATAAGGTCACTACCCCTGAAGGATATGTTCTACATCAGAATGGTGATATGATTAAGTTGGTCAATCGAATTGAGTTTGCATACAATAACTTCACTATACAAAAGCAATGGCGGTAGATCATATTTACAAGTGTTGTTACTTTACCTTCGGTAGGTTTCAACCACCCACTACAGGTCACGAAGAAAATATCAAAGGAGTTAAAAATGCTGCTGGCAGCTGCGATTGGAGGATTTATACTTCTCGTTCTCACGATAGCAAAGGTAAAAATCCATTACGCCCAGAAAATAAAGTATCGTGGATGAAAAAAATGTTCAGGTTATATGCCAGTAACATTACAGGTGCTAAGAAAGATGTGATTGAGTGCTTGCAAGAAATTCAAGCAGCTGGATATGATGATGCTACTCTTGTGGTTGGGTCGGATAGAGTAGATGCTTTCAAATTCATACATAAATATAACGGGAAGGAATATTTCTTCCGTAAACTCGATGTGGTTTCCTCAGGTAACCGTGATGCAGACGGAGATACGTTTGCCATCTCTGGTACTAAAATGCGAAGAGCAGCATTTGCTGGTGACTTTGCAACCTTTCGAGAAGGTATTCCTCGTGCCCTTAGTGACACTGAATGCCAAAAGTTAATGAAAGAAATTGCTGACGCCTTACCATCAAACTTTAAATGAAAAGTTTAAACGAATTTAAAACGCTCACTGAAGCTGTACTTGAGAGCTGTGGTAAAGGCGGCAAAAACGAGGAAAGATATTGTCGCCTTTGCGGTAAGCGTGAGAAGCGATCTGTGTGTGGATACGGTTCAGCAGGATGGGACAAGTATTCCGTAACAGACGCTTCCGACTCAGAGAAAGAAGCTGCTGCAGTTGACGCTGGTATAGTGTCCGAACAATCGACTGTAGATGGAGAACCAAAAACAAAATTCGCTGGAAATTATGAAGGACCTTTGTACGCCCCTCACCCCGATCTTGCTGAAAAGCGAAGGGAACTGGGACTGGATGAAGGAGCTGCCTGGACAAAGAAGTCAGGTAAGAACAAAGAAGGAGGACTCAACGAAAAAGGACGCAAGTCTTACGAGAGAGAAAATCCTGGATCAGACCTTAAGGCACCATCAAAAAAGGTTGGAAATCCCCGTAGGGCATCCTTCTGTGCTAGAATGAAAGGTATGAGAAAGAGACAGAAATCATCCAACAACACGGGTGATGACCGTTTGTCAAAATCTCTTAGAAAGTGGAACTGCTAGTATGAAATCTTTTCGTCAATTTAGAAAATCTATCACCGAAAGATTTGAAAAAGACGTTCAGGAGGACTACAGAAAAGACCTTATATTCTCCGAAGGAGATTGGGTTCAGCACATTTCTAATGGTAAGACGGGTAAAGTGATCCGTCGTGGTCCAAACTATGTTATTGCACTGGGTGAGAACAATAAAATATTTAGATCCTGGGTCAAGGATCTAAGAGAACATTCTGTTTTATAAATAATTAAAATTACTTAGTAAGATGAAGCCTTTCAAGAAATTCCTTGAAGAAGCGCTTGAGCACTGGAACGTTCAGCACTTTGAAGAGACATCAGAAATCGAAGTGATGCCTGAAATCAAGGCAGACTCCGATGATCCTAAAGAAGTAAAACTAAAGAAGAAGAAAGTCAAGAAGGAAAGTGTTGGTAGCGAGTACTCTCTTGAGATTGACGGCGAGGAGTATGATCTTGTCGAAGTCAAGATGGACGGCGTTGATGACAACGGCAACACCTCTTGCTGGAAAGGTTATAAGAAGAAGGGCACCAAAAAGAAAGGTGGTAAGGAAGTCAACAACTGTGTCAAAGCAGGATTTGAACCCACTGGTGAAGAGATCAAAGAGAAGAAGCTTGATCCCGTAGGTAAAGAAGACTCTGACGTTGACAATGATGGCGACGTGGATAAGTCTGACAAGTATTTGAAGAACAGACGTTCTGCAATTGCTAAGGCAATGGGCAAAAAGAAGTCTAAATAATAGAGCCTTATAACTTTATTAAAATGCTTGCATTCCTACTCCCACTAGCATCGAAAATTATCAAAGATGCCGTTTCAAACATTCCTGAGAATGAAGAACTCGGTGAGAAAATGGTTGAGATCTGTCTTGTTATTCTTTCTAAGGCAGTTAAGTTGACCAAGACTGAGATGGATGACCAACTTCTTGAGGTTGTCACGAAAGCAATTGCTGCTCGCGAAGAGTAGTTCTATACTTTTTATAAATAACTCAAGACTGTAGTTTTTATCAAAACCAATGGGCGTTGACGCAAACAATTGGAAACCGCAATTCGTTGAGAGAGAGGAGCAGGGTATTATCACTGCTCTTCCTCAAGCCGACGGTACCATCAAATACTTTCAGGGCAATCCTGACATTCTAGGAACCATTGACACAGTTCGTGTCTACGAAAAAGGTAGATACAAGAAAGGTGCTAATGTTAGAGTTCAATTAGTAGACGCCAATGGTGATGACATCAATCATAACGGTGCATCTTTCCGTGTGGTTATGTCTTCTAAAGGAGTCTTGATGGATGTCGAGATGGCTATGGCAGGAAACGGCAGTGGATTCACTGGCGATATGGATGTCAAATTCGTTGTCGATAACCCTCAGGATTGCATCGTTCCAGCACAAGCTAAGGCACTTGTTAACACAGGTGAGTGGATCGAACATATGACTGCTGCTGAGATTGATACTCAGAACGCACTGCTGCGCGAACAGCACGCACAAGGTCTCAGGAAACAGACTCACAAAACTAGAGGTATTCTTTTAGGAGTCCCTGATGAGAAGGGTAAGGAAGAATTCTCCGTGACCCGTGAAACCATTAATGGTCTTCCACCATCATCCTGATTTATAAATACTTTTAAACAGATTTAGTACGATGTCCCTCTACAAAGCTGAAGACAGCAATGCAGCAAAAACTGCGGTAGAAGCAACTCTGGTTGCTGATACTAGTGGTGCTACTGTTGTGTTTATCGATGCCACTGAAGCAGCACTTGCCGCTAATCGTAATCGCGGTTTGGTTTCTCCTGGTTGGTGGTCGTATCAGACTTATACAGACGCTGCTGGAAACACACGTCACAAGTCAGAGTGCTTGGTGAATATCCAAGACCCTGAGGCTAACGCTTCGGAGACTCAGGCAGATGATTCAATCGCTGCTGACGTTGCTGCAGCAATTGCTATCAGTTCACAACCTGCTGACGCTGCTGTAGCTGTGGGCGCTGCTATGTCTCTCGCAGTCACCGCTACTGGTACACCTCCTGGTGATGCTTCACTCCTCACCTATCAGTGGCAGAAGAAGTCTGGCAATCGTTTCGCTAACGTTGCTGGTGCAACTGCTGCAACGTATACTGTTGGAACCTATGCAGCAACCAATGCTGGCACATACCGTGTGAAGATTAACTCTACTAACGGTGCTCCTGAATTGGTTTCTGACACAGCTGCTATCACCACTGCGTAATGGTTAGAGAATGAGATTTGACTATTTAAATGATGAAAACTTTCTTCTCTTTGCCTCAAAAAACTACAACAATCCTCAAGGAATAACTTACGAGGACTTCCTTGAGGATTTAAAACGTTTTAAATATATCAAGAGATTGTTTAAACGTTATGAGAAGACAGGTGAACTAAAGGTTCATCTCATTCTTAATCATATTATTGTTATCTACAATATTTTTGGTGAAGCTTCTACTCTTATGCTATTCCATAAGATAGACAAGTCTAATTGGCAAATACTAAAGTCTTTTCTTAAGTACATAAATCAATTGCCTGCAGAATTAGACGATCCTTATATTGATACATATACTTTAGAGGAATTGGATCAACTATGAACGAGGATGCTCCCGTAAATTCAGCTGGTGACGGCAGTAGAGTTGCATTGCCTCCTGCTCACGTCATTGTTGGAAAACGTTCACGTACTAAATACAAAAAGAATAACGCTCGCTATGATGGGCGTACTAAAGCAGGTCGTAAACTCGTCTCTCGCGTTTTACTAAATCGAAAAGGAAAAATGTCTGAAGAACTGAAGAAAATTACTGAAGCTTCTAGCGAAACTGAAAGAGCTCAAAAGCAAATTCAGCAAGGCAAGAAACTTGGTCGTGCTAAGGATCTCCAAAAGAAGAGAGACGAAGCTAAGAGCAAGATGCAATCTAAAACCAAAGAGATGGACACCCTGATGAAGGCACGTCTTTCTGACTTTAAAAAGAAAGCATCCGATCAAACTAAGAAGTTTAAAAAAGAAGAATTTGTTATGGAAAATGATGTACTAGCAACAGCAACTCAACTTGCTGCTGGCGAAATTGGAGACACCCAAGGATTTGCTGACGTTCGAGTTGGTGATAATTCTATTAAGATGGATCAGTATTCTGCTAAGCGTGCAGTTGCTGTTCATCAGGCATTGGATCCCGCTAATCAAATTAGATTTCAGCAAATGCTGAACCAATCTCCTGAAACATATCTTGCAGCTATTGATTTTGCCGTCCGACAAAACTAAGATATACGAATAGTAGAGCTATGGATTCAGTTAGCGTTGCAATCCTTGACCGTTTAGAAGATGTTGTAACATCTTTACAAGATAATTCTATAAAAATGGGACAATTACTGGCAGTGCATCAAGAGAAACTTGCGCAACAAGAAAAAATTGATGACGTTTTGTTTCTCAAAATCGATAACCTTCACAAAGATCTTGAGGTGAAAACTGACGAGATCAAGAAAGGTTGCGAGCGTGATATTATGCTGGTCAAGAAAAAGATTGATGAGATGGAGAAGAAGATGTACATAGCAACAGGTGCTGTCGCAGTTCTTGTGTTCTTTGTCACACCTTTTATACAAAACACCATCACCCCCTTGTTTGAGGTGAAGCCTTCTGCTATAATCGGAGGACCGACTGCTCCTGTACCTGATGAATCATCTAGATTTGCAGTACGTAAATCTACTAGCTTCCAGACTGCAGGGATTTAGTACCAAGAAGTCTGGTCTCTACAATTTTAGGTGCCCTTACTGCGGAGACTCCGAGCGTCGGAGTTCCAAGAAGAGAGGATACCTTTTCACTACTAAGACAGGTTTGGTATACAAATGCCACAACTGTGGAACTTCTAAAGCCTTTCATAATTTCCTGAAAGATCAGGACACCCAGTTATGGGAAGAGTATAATCTTGAGAAATTCAAGAGAAATACTGGTACCAAAAAGAGAAGGGTTATTGACACTAGTGTTTTTAAAAAACCTGTCTTTAAAAACAAAAAAAGAATCAAACTTCCACTAGTCTCGGACCTAAATAATCTTCACCCCGCAAGGACGTATTTAACAAAACGAGGATTGCCAGAAGAAACACTGTCAAAGTTCTATTACGCAGAAAAGTTCAAAGAGTGGACTAACTCTTTGAAGCAAACTTATGATCGTATAGACAGTGAGGAATCTCGAATTGTTATTCCTTTGGAGGATGAAGACGGTAACCTGTTTGGGTATCAGGGGCGCTCCCTAAACCCTAATGATAAGCTGCGGTACGTTACCGTAATGCTTGAAGATGATGTACCTAAAGTATATGGACTAAGCGACATTGACAAAACAGAAACAGTATACGTCACAGAAGGACCATTCGACAGTCATTTCCTTAGAAATGCTATCGCTATGTGTGGTAGCGATGTTGACCTCAGCTCTTTTAATTATCAATTTGTATACGCCTTCGACAACGAACCCCGAAGTAAACAGATTGTTGATAAGATTGCAGCAACCATCCTCAAAGGAAATCCAGTAGTCATCTGGCCAAAATCAATACTACAGAAAGATCTCAATGATATGGTTAACGCTGGCATTGAAGTTCAATCCGTGGTAGAATCTAATACATTTAACGGACTCCAAGCCCAAGTAAAACTAACAGAATGGAAACGAGTATGACCCCCACTGAAGAACTTACAGTTGTTAAGAGAAATGGACTTCCCGAATCACTGAATCTAGAAAAGATTCATATTATGGTAGAGGAAGCTTGCCTCGGACTCTCTGGTGTAAGTGCTTCTCAGGTTGAGATTCAATCTGGCATTCAATTTTATGATGGTATCACTACTGAACAGATTCAAGATATCTTGATTCGTTCTGCATCTGATTTGATTACCCTTGAGAATCCTAACTATCAATACGTTGCAGCACGTTTGCTTAGTATTTCTATTCGCAAGAAGTTGTATGGTAGAAATAGAAAACCTCCCCATATTTTTCAGCATCTACTCGATGGTGCTAGGAAGGGTGTCTACGACAGCACTCTTGTGAATGCTTATAATGATATTGAGTGGGATCGAATCAATAATTATATTGATTACGAACGTGATATGCTGTTTACTTATGCTGGTCTCCGTCAGGTTTCCGATAAGTATCTTGTACAGGACCGTAGTAGTGGGGAGATCTATGAGTCTCCTCAGCAGATGTATGTGCTGATTGCCGCTACGATCTTTTCTGTTTATCCGAAAGAAACTCGTCTCAAGTACGTAAAGGATTACTACGATGCAATCTCCAAACACCAGCTCAACCTCCCAACGCCAATTATGGCGGGAGTGCGAACACCTATTAGGCAATTCGCAAGCTGTGTTCTTATTGATGCTGATGACACCCTCGATAGTATCTTTACTAGCGATATGGCTATTGGCAAATATGTTGCACAAAGGGCAGGTATCGGTATTAACGCAGGCAGAATCCGTGGCATCAACAGTAAAATCAGAGGTGGAGAAGTTCAACACACGGGTGTTGTTCCTTTCCTTAAAAAATTTGAATCAACTGTACGATGCTGCACGCAAAATGGGATTCGTGGAGGATCAGCAACAGTCCACTTCCCAATCTGGCACCAAGAAATCCAAGACATCCTAGTTCTTAAGAACAACAAAGGAACTGAAGATAACCGTGTCCGTAAACTGGACTACTCTATTCAGATTTCTAAACTGTTCTACCAACGTTTCATTAACAACGAAGACATCACACTCTTCAGTCCCCACGACGTTCCTGAAATGTATGAGGAATTTGGTAGCGAGTCCTTTGATAATATGTACTTGGAAGCTGAGGCTAACGAGTTGATTCCTAAGAAGACTGTCAAAGCTCAAGAACTGTTCTTGTCTTTGCTTAAGGAACGTGCTGAGACTGGTCGTATCTATATTATGAATATCGATCATTGCAACGATCACTCTTCTTTTGATACTCCTATCAAGATGAGTAACCTGTGTCAGGAAATTACACTGCCTACGGATCCTCTGCAGCATATTGATGGTCACGGTGAAATTGCACTGTGTATTCTGTCTGCTGTTAACCTCAGCAAACTGAGAGATTGGGATCATCTCCGTCGTCTCTGTGAACTGTCGGTAAGATCCTTGGATGTATTGATTGATTATCAACAGTATCCTGTCAAAGCTGCAGAAAACTCCACCCGTCAACGTCGTTCCCTAGGTATTGGTTTCATTGGTTTGGCACACTACCTTGCTAAACTTGGATTCAAATACGATTCTTGGGAAGCACACAAGTCAGTGCACATTTTGGCAGAGAGATTCCAATTCTATTTGCTGGAAGCATCGATGCAACTTGCTAAAGAGTATGGTCCTTGTGAGGCATTTGAACAGACAAAGTATTCCCGTAAGGTTATGCCTGTCGATACATATAAGACTGATATTGACGAGTTTTGTTATGATGACAAGAACCAAAAGTTTGAGCTTAAGATGGATTGGGCAGCACTTGGTGACGAGATCTGGAACCACGGTCTTCGCAACTCCACACTGACTGCTCAGATGCCCTCGGAGTCCTCTAGCGTCGTCTGTGGCACTACGAATGGTATCGAACCTCCTCGTGACTATCTCACGGTCAAGAAGAGTAAGAAGGGTGTCCTTAAAACGATTGTGCCTCAGTATGTGAAGCACAAGAACGACTATACCCTGCTATGGGATATGCCTGACAATGATGGTTACATCAAAGTCGTTGCTATTCTCCAAAAATTCTTTGACCAAGGAATTTCTGGCAACTGGAGTTACAATCCAGCTCACTATGATAACGGTGAAGTCCCTGTTTCCGTAATGGCACAGGATCTCCTGAAGACTTACAAGTATGGATGGAAGACTTCTTACTATCAAAACACATACGACAACAAAACAGATGATGTGCCTGATGAGAAAACTTTGTTAGAACAAATATTACAAACGGAAGGAGAAGACTGTGACAGTTGCACCATCTAAAGTAGAAGGAATGACCGTTTTTAATCAAAATGCTGTCGATTATACTTCGCAACCAATGTTCTTTGGACGCCCACTTGGTGTTCAAAGATATGATACTCAAAAGTATCCTGTGTTTGAAAAACTTACTCAGACACAGCTCAGTTATTTCTGGAGACCCGAGGAAGTCTCTCTCCAGAAAGATAGATCTGACTATCAGACACTCAATGATGTACAAAAGCACATCTTTACCTCCAATCTTAAGTATCAGATCCTTTTGGATTCTGTACAAGGGCGTGGTCCTGGGATGGCTTTTGGTCCTTATTGTAGCTTACCCGAACTTGAGTCAGCAATGACCGTGTGGGGTATGATGGAGATGATTCATAGTCGCTCCTACACCTACATCATTAAGAATGTCTATAGTGATCCTGCTGAGGTACTTGACCACATCACAAATGACGCTAGAATCATAGAGAGAGCAAAGTCTGTCACTGCAGCTTATGATGACTTCATCAATGCGGCGCAGGAGTATGGTACAGGCAACCTTTGGAGAGATGATTTCAAAGATTCTCCCACTTCGCAGTGGACTCTCCGCGATCTTAAACGTAAACTCTATCGTGCAGTTATCAATGTCAACATCTTGGAAGGGATTAGATTCTATGTCTCGTTTGCGTGCTCTTTCGCATTTGCTGAACTCAAACTTATGGAAGGATCAGCTAAAATTATCTCTTTCATCGCCAGAGACGAAAACCAGCATCTTGTCCTCACTCAAAACATTATCAAAAAGTGGCAGCAAGGGGACGACCCTGAGATGGTAGAGATTGCTAAAGAAGAAGAGGAGTATACTCTTTCTTGCTTTAAAAAATGTGTTGATGAGGAGAAAGAATGGGCAAAGTATCTGTTCAAAGATGGATCGATGCTAGGTCTGAATGACCGTCTTCTTGCTCAGTATGTTGAGTGGATTGCCAATCGTCGTATGAAGTCGATTGGTATCAAACCTGTTTATGATGTTCCTGCTAGCAACAATCCTCTGCCCTGGACAGAGCATTGGATCTCTTCTAAGGGTATGCAGGTGGCACCACAGGAGACAGAGGTTGAGTCTTATCTTATCGGTGGCATCAAACAAGATGTCAAAGCTGATACTTTTGCTGGATTTTCTCTGTAATGCCTTATTGGAAACGCAGAATGTTGTTAGACAAAAGGTTCCCTCTCACTGAGGAAGAGGAAACTCTTCTTAAGAAGGGACCTAAGTCCTTAGCGCAAGCTTGGCGGTTGTCTGCATTGAAGTATCGTTATCTACGGCAACCAAATGGAAAAGGAGATTGAGTTCCTACGTAAGATAGGATGTGAACAGATACCTCACGATAGTAGGAACCTTCTGGCACATCTTATCGGAGTATACAAACTACTACACGACTATAAAAGACCTGAACACGAACAACGTGCAGGTCTTTTTCACGCAATATATGGTACAGAATTTTATGTACCTGGTTTAGTGATAACTAGAGAAGCTGTTCGCCGTAATATTGGTGAGCAATCAGAGGAAATAGTATACAATTTCTGCGAGACCAGGGGAGAGAGAAGAGTGAGGTTTATGGGCGGTGTTGAGTTTGATGAACCTCTCAAGACTTCCTTGCGCTGGTTGGATTATTGTAATATAATAGAGCAGCACAAGGAGATTGACATCCCCTTGCAAAACACAATCCACGTTTACCAAACCATACTAAATATCAATGAGAGAATTTAAGATTATGAAATGGGTGAACCGTATCCAAATCCCTGGATGTATCGTGGGAGCGTCTTTGATGGGTCTCTTATTGGGGACAACTACGGGTTTGTCTACAAAATCACCTGTAGCACCACCAACCGTTCCTACATCGGTAGAAAATACTTCTGGCAAAAACGAAAGCCTAGAGATACAGGTGGTACTGCAAAGCGGCGAAGAGTTACAAGTGAAAGTAACTGGAGAAAGTACTATGGAAGTTGTCCAGAGCTTACAGAAGATGTACGAACGTATGGACGGGAGTCTTTTGCTAGAGAAATCCTCTCCTTACACACCACTCCAGGGCGAGTCAACTACGAAGAGACCCGCCAACTCTTCATTAATAACGTTCTTACCGAGAGCTTGACAGACGGCATCCCTGCCTTCTATAATAGCAACATCCTCGGGAGGTACTATCGAAAAGACTACTATGAATCAGAGTGAAATTAGTAAGTACATTATCGAGCGATTAGATTATCACTCAGAGCGTAACGACGCTCAATCCTGCATCGCACTTATAGAAGAATTCAGCGAATGGCTTGACGAAGAGATCAATTGATCTCTTCTTTTTTGGGTCAGTAGCATAATGGATAATGCATCAACCTTCTAAGTTGCCGATTGTAGGTTCGAGTCCTACCTGACCTGTTATGGAATTATACACAAAAGACAATTTTCTGGAAGACAAGCATCACTATAAGTCTTACTTGTATGCTTCCAATACCTCAGCACGTTGGGGTGAATATGATGACAGACCTGATAGACCTACTGGTCTTACGGTAAACATTAGAGAACACGAACCAATCTATAAAAAGTTTGATCAAGTTGCTAGAGATAGTTTCAGTTGCTTGACAAAAGACTTTGATTGCATTCGTATGTATGTGAATGTATTCTTTCCTGGTGAGTGTCCTAGATGGCACTTCGATACTGTCCCTGTTGATGGACTAGAAGCTTACACTGTGTTGTACTACCCTCAACATCATTGGGAAAGAAACGAAGGTGGATGCACTGAGTTCTGGTGTGAAGATCATACCTATGGTTCATTGCCTTTACCTAATAGAGCTGTTTGTTTTGATGGTGCTATCTGGCATAGGGCAACTCCATTCTCTGAGAACGTTCGCTACACCTATGCTATTAAATACGAAAACGTTACTGACCCAGACTTAGATATGAGGATGTTCGGATCCTCCCGCACTTGATATGGCAACTAAAATTAATTACGCTCCTTGTTATCATCCTCCAGTAGGATATATTGAGCAAGATCCTAGAGTCAATACCTGCATCTGGGACCACCCTTTGCATTCTGAACACGCTTTTATCCCTCCTCAGCGTGCTCTAGACTATGCTGCTGAAGAGCATAAGGGTCACAGCTATGATGAATGCCCTGCTTGGAGGAGTTATTGGGCGAATACGTGGGTTGTGTTCAGTCAGACTGATTTGTATCTAGAATATGATATGAAGAGCGGTCTTATTAATAAGACAAACTTTCAGGGAAAAGGTTTCCGAGATCACATCACCATTAATGAAGGTAAAATCTATGAAGACGGTGTGTTGTGGAGCAGTAGTTATATTGGTTGTCAATATCAAGGCAATCTAGTTTTTCAAATGCCTCAACTGCTCTTTATGTGGTTGCCTAAAAAGGAAAGAAACGTCTGGATTGAATTGAATTCTTGGCCAGATACTTTTCACGATACAGGGCTTGAGTTTATCAGTGTAGAGTATCCAATTGGTAGGTGGCATCGTCCTGCTAATCCTGCATTTAAAGCACACGGTAGTAAGGTTAACATTAAACGAGGGCAACCCCTATACACTATGAGGTTTAGAGGTGGTAAGAACAACGCATATAATTTGAGAAGATGGGCGGAACCAAAACCACCAAAAGAATTGCAGATTAGATTGAATCAACATCAAGCTTTTAAACAATGGGTGCCTGGTGGATCTTGGAACCTTTTCAAGAAAGACGACCCTTCTAAGTGTCCTATGAAATTCTGGAAATGACTAAGATTTTTTACAACCCTAACTATCAAACTGTCAAAGCAACTAATAGTCCTGCTCAGACAGATATGCATCACCCTCTATTCATTCCTGAGTACTATCTTCCTCCTCAGAAATACATAGAGTATCACAAAGAGGAACATCAAAAAAATTCATACTACAAGTGTCCTGCTTGGAAACAGTATTGGGCTAATACTTTTGTTGTATTCAATCAACTTGATATAAAATTCAAGTGGCAGAAGTCAGATGGTTTAGTCTATGACACCAGCTTTCCCAGAGAAAATTGTGCAGACTATATGTTTGTGCAAGAAGGTAAGATACAATCTTACGACAGTGCGAAGTCTTCAAATCCTTATAACTTTAAAGACTTTCTTGTCATTCAATGGGCGCAAAGTATGATGTTTTGGCCACAAAAACCAAATAAAAATCTTTGGGTCGAGATGATACCCCATCCTGAACTTCATCATAAGACAGGGATGGAATTGATTACAGCTGAACTTCCTTTAGGTAGGTGGTATAGATCAATCAATGGTGCCTATCGTTGTCACAAGACAGAGGTGAATGTCCCACGTGGCACCCCTCTTTACTGTGTTAGATTTCGTGGATCTAAAGATAATAGCTACGAACTACAGCGCTGGGAAGGGATTGAACCCCCTATGGAAGTGCAACGTAAATTTAGATTGAACCAAGGTATTAAGAATTGGTTGCCAAATAAATCCTGGTCTATGATCAAGGATGATGTAGAGGAAGAATCTAAATGTCCCTTTTCATTCATATGGAAAAAATAAATGCTTACTATCAGATGCAAACAATGCAATAAAGAGCTGACCAGCTATACTATCGAAACGAAATGCTGTGGATGTCCTAATATGTCTACAGTTACTGGTACTACCATTTCTGGTAACGACCTGTCTCTCATTGAAATAGTTTCTCAAGATAAGTTTCAAGCTGGAACGACTCCTGGGGTACTGTCAGAAAATGACAAGCAGTTTCAGGAGAATCGTAAGCAGAGAAAGATCAGGAGAATGAATTTTGAAACTAGATGACTTTGGTATTAAGCAGTATCTTTTAGACGAAAAAACTGCTATAATACTACGTGAAAGTCTACTGGAATCTGAGCCTGGTCTTATCAGTCTTGGCAAATCAATCTTCAATTATCCCGAAGATCAAATCACAGGAAAGCAACAGTACTATAATCTATTACACGATCTTGAGACGTGGGAAGATTATTGTTTCCCACGTGTTAAAGAAATTGTTGCTGACTTTCTAACACTGACACCAGGAGAGGTAGTTCACTATCAATCTTGGGGAAATATCTTGAGGATGGATAATAAAATCTTTCCTCATCGTCACTTCGGTACACCTGATAACTACGATACTAACCCTCAAAGTGTATCAGGTAATCTCTTCTTGGGTTCTGAAAATCCTACAGCTACTACATATATTTTAGGTGGGGAAAAAATAGATATACCCAACGAGTTTGGGCAATTTACCCTCTTCCCACCATCTCTTCCCCACGCTGTACGTTCGTACAAAGGTGAAGGTGTTCGTGTGTCTGCAGCTTTCGATTGCTTTATTCCTTCAAGAGATCCCGAAGGGCGAATAAGAACCACTAATCAATGGTACACTTGGACACATAAATGAAAATCTTTCTTGATACATCTGACGTAGAAGAAATTAAAAAAAGGTATTATACAGGTCTGATTGACGGTATTACTACCAACCCAACTCTTATGCTTAAAGAGGGAAGGGATCCCGTCGAAGTCATCACAGAGATTAATCATATCTTCAGAGATGACGATCGTGCTAGTATTTCTGCAGAGGTATCTGGCGATACAGCTGACGAACTGCTGGCAATGGCGGAAAAGTATATACCTATCGGACCTGCCATCACGATTAAGGTTCCCTGCACAGTAGATGGTCTGCTCGCCTGTAAGATCCTTAGCGAGCAAGACATTAAGGTAAACGTTACTTTGATCTTCAACGCGGCACAGGCGATCCTAGCTGCCAAAGCGGGAGCTTCTTATGTCTCACCATTTGTAGGTCGCTTGGATGACCAAAGCATTGCTGGTTTAGAAGTTGTTCGTTCTATCTCTGACATCTATTGCCGCCACGGTGTTCATACTGAGGTGCTAGCTGCTTCTATTCGCACTGTACCTCGTGCTGTTCGTGCCTGGTACAACGGTGCAAGTGTGTGTACATTGCCACTGAAGGTCTTTGATTCAATGTACGATCACGTACTAACTGATAAAGGTTTGGAACAGTTTAACGCTGATTGGGCAGCATTGATGAATGACTGAAATTACCGTAGAAGAATTTGAAAAAGACTTCGATTCTTATATGGATAGAATTGAGTCAGGAGAAAAGTTTATCGTTAGGCAACCTGATGGCAGAGCTGTTGTAGCTGTGCCAATTGGCGACCTGTGTGAAGCAGCACAGGTAACAGGTGATGAAGAGTTGTACGATATGTACTGCGATCACAATGATGGTTGCTGATAGGGGCTTGACCTGAACCTTTCATTGATCTATAATGCCGAAGTCGAATTCAAAACAATGTCCGTACGAAAATCGTCGTTGACTATTAAGTTCAAATCCGATCTTACCAAGTTGACTGCTGCAGTTTCTGGTGAGGTTACTCTCGATGAAGAGTACCCTCGCTTATATCAGAAACTAATACGCTACTACGAAGAACGTGGCGTCCAATTGTATGATGACCCTGAAGATGACTACAATGTCATCCTTGACTCTGTGGAAGCAGACCTTATCGAAAGTGGAGTATTTTAATGAGTTGCACTAAGTACAAAGTTGCCGTGGAAGCTGCTAAAGAAGCAGTCATCCACGGTCTCAACACAAATGAAGAGACCAATACGCTTGCTGAACTGTGGCGTCACTACTTGGGGTTGCGTCACATCGCTGACAACCACAAGCATACTGCTGAAGCTGATGATAGTATCAACTTCTCTTTCAGCAGTGCTGACTACCAGAACCACGCTGCTGAAGCAGTAGACTATGGTTATGGAGTCTTTGGTGGGCAAGATGTTATCAGTTTTGGTGACAATGTAATTGCTGGAGCATCTGCTAGCGATACTATCTCGCTCGGATGAAGAAACATACTCGTGATGTTTTTTCTGTGCTGGAGGTGGACACAAACCCACCTCCTTTTCGTGAGATAGAAGAGATTATCTACAAGGATAGAGAGTGGATCCTGAACAAAGGTGGTTATTCCAAAGATCGTTCAGAAACATTTGATCCTCACGAGCACGGGATTACATCATATTATGATTTCAATTTGTTTAATGAAGAGAGGTATCGACCTCTGATGCGTCACATTATGCAGAACCTGTATGACACATACAGAAAGTTGTTCTGTGACACTATCAAGTTCTCTACCTATCAAGCGTGGTGGACTGTGTATGAACCTGGAGCTTATATTCCTCGTCATTCTCATAGTAATTCTATGGTGAGTGGTGCGTATTACTTCAGGCAACCTACTCTTGCAGGACCGATTACTTTTTTCAATCCTATTGCTCCGTTGATTAATCACCTCTTCGATGAAGATTTGATTTTTCAGACAGCAAAAACTATGGATGTCGAACCTAAGACAGGAACACTACTGATGTTCCCTGGTTGGTTGGAACACGAGACAGAAAAAAATCAAGACACTGATGATAAAATTATCGTCAGTTACAATCTGACAATACAACCTCAAAATGAGAGACTGGTTAATCGGTAAGTGGGACAACATTAAACAAGCTCAGTCACGTCCCACTGATTTCTCACACGTTCAACTTACCTATGACCTATCTGAGGACGGGTCTATCCACGTCGTACAGAAGTATATGTACGACGGTAAGATCTATCGCGAACGCTATCACGATCTCGTTTACTTCTCCGACACTGAAGTCCTGGTCAGGAATTATCTCAGTGACTGGACAAGGAACGAGAACTGTGATATGCTTTGTGTCTTCGATCCTCGCCTTGAGGTGTGGATTGGAAAGGGCAGTCCTCTATGCACTGCCCGTGGTGCTCAAGTCAAGTCTCATTTTAGATTGACAGAAGACACCATCGAGTGCTATGATTACGGCACGAAGGACGGAGAGCACATCTTCGGTGGGCAAAACCCGTACTTCTTTGACAAAGTTGCAAGTATAAATAAAACTTGTAATTAATCGTTACAACGAAGACTTGTCGAGTCTTCTTTCATCCGTAGGTTAAACTCTACGAGACATACTTAATTTTCTAAAACAAATGATCAAAACTGTATTCGCAGCTTCCGCTGCTCTGTTCGCTTCTGCTGGTGCTGCTTTCGCAGGACCCTACGTTAACGTAGAGACCAATGCTGGTTGGACTGGATCGGAGTACAATGGTGCTGGAACAGACCTGCACGTAGGTTACGAAGGTGCTCTTGGCGAAAGTGGTTCCTACTACGTTCAGGGCGGCGCTACCGTGCTGACTCCCGATGGTGGTGACGCTGATACCGTTCCTTCAGGTAAGGCAGGTGTTGGTTTCGCTGTGACCGATGCCCTCGGTGCATATGGTGAAGTCTCATTCGTTGGATCTGGTGACGAAGATCTTGACCGTGGTTACGGAGCTAAGCTCGGTGTGAAGTACAACTTCTGATCCACTTGACAGTCTGCTATAATACGGGGGTCTTCGGACCCCTTTTTTGATGCGTTACCTTCTTCGTGGTCTTACCCATCCTGCATTCGTTTTGATCTTTACGATCTTTGGAACCCTAGGGTTCATCGAATTTGTTCACACGCGAGCTCACCAAACTATGGAGCACGATGTCCACGGACACGTACGACAGTTCTGTAAAAGGAACTCGGAAACTTGTAAGAGCATCCTGAGAGATCAGGATTACTAATCTGAATTGTTAACAAATTCTAACAGTCAGACTCTTGACAGACGGTTCCCCCTTCCTATATAATGTAACACAAGTTAACAAAACTTCTATGACTGTAACAACTGAAGACGGTGGACGTACGAATATGTACGCCACAGAACCCAGAATGTATATCTCACAGACGGACGCTGAGCGTTATGGTTATGAGACTTATGCAGAACGTGCAGAAAAACTCAACGGTCGCACAGCGATGCTTGGTTTTGTTGCAGCACTTGTTTCCTACGCTACCACTGGTAGTCTATTCTTTTTCGGCGCATTCGGTATTTAATGGAACCTTCCCTACTTGAAATTCTTACATATTATGTCATTGGAGGTGCCCTTATCATCGGACCACCTGCAATCTTCTTGATCATTGCTATGATGGGAGCGATCCAAAATACGAAAGGTCGTATGGTTGGGTACAAAGATCACAAAGAATATGGTGACAGTTCTATCTACGAGAACTCCCCTAGTGATCAAACCAAATTCTTTCTAGAACTTGATGTCCAATCCTAATCAACTCTATCAGGATATGCAGAAGCTTGACGATATGTACGAAGAGCTTATGTGGCATCCAGATGATGAGTTGCAATTTACACACGATGGTCAAAAGATCATCATCACCAACAAAACTATCGAGGAAAATCAATGAACGAAAACGCAGAACGCATTAACGGTTGGGCAGCAATGCTCGGTATCATCGCAGCAATCGGTGCTTACGCAACGACAGGACAAATCATCCCTGGTATCTGGTGATAAATACCAATAACCTGTTATAATATGGGGAGCATACGCTCCCTTTTTTTATGAGTTATAGAGTTCTAGGAATCAGTGTTGCTCACGATTCCAGTGTCTGCGTCATCAATGATGGTGAGCTTGAGTACTTTGGAAAGGAAGAGAGGTATACAGGAGAGAAACGAGATAAGCAACCCTTCATTGCCATCGAGAAGGCAATTGAAGCAGCGAAGGGGAAGATTGATATGGCAGTCATACAATCTCCTACTGCTTGTCCTCCTTTTTCTGACACCTTCAGGTGCTTCGTTTGTAAGAAGACAGGGTTGTCACCTGAGATGGTTGTAGACTTTACAGGAGACCATCACCTTTCTCACGCTTTCAATGCATATAATAATGCTGCAATGGAGACTGCTTTAGTCTTTGTTATCGATCGTGATGGGTCTCAGATCTATGACCCTGGTGATGAACCAGTTGGCATTGATGGATCTGGCAATCTTGAAGCAGAGTGGATTGGTAGAGAATGTGAGTCTGTATATTTGATGCGTCAACCAGCTTTGTATAAAGAACTGTATAAAGCTTACTGGATGCGTAATCCTGGGAATCCTAGGACACCAAAGAATAATCCTGCTGGTTACGAAGACTTCATCAAGAAGATGCAAGCAAAGAAACCTGGCGTGGAGTTGAACTATCGTAGTGGATTTGGTATCACTAAAGTATATGAAAGTGGTACTACATTGATTGGCGAAGGTCCGTTAGAGAATGGTAAGACTATGGGTCTTGCAGCTTACGGTGAAGAACAGTATTTTCCTTCATTGTTTATGGGATCTACTCCACTTGATCTGTATTTTACTCACGCTAGTTGGACTACCACGGTGTCTAATCCTAAGATGAAAATCATAGGTAAAGTTACCCGAGAAAATTTTCAACCCTATGCAAACTGGGCGCTGCACTTGCAGAAAGAGACTCAAAAGGCATTAAATTATTTGGTTCGGAAGTGGGTTAAGCATACTGGAATTAATAATGTGATTATTACTGGTGGTTATGGACTGAATGTTGTTGCTAACAACTATTTGATTGAGCAAAATCCAGATGTAAGCTTCTACTTTGAACCCAATGCAGATGATACTGGTAATAGTATGGGTGCTGCTTGGTATTTTTATCGTCAACATACATCAGACAAGACTCCATACCCCAAGAACAATACTTTCTATCATCATCTAGATGAACAACCTGTAGTTACTGGTAGATCTGCAACCGCTAGAGACCTTGCTGAGCTGCTTGTGAAGGATAGATCTATTGCTTTGTATGATGGTCAACCTGAAGCAGGTCCACGTGCATTGGGACATCGTTCTATCATCTTTGATCCTCGTGGTAGAGATGCGAAAGACAAAGTAAATGAAATTAAGAAGAGAGAATGGTATCGTCCCTTTGCTGGTATTATCCTAGAAGAGTATTTTGAAGAGTACTTTGAGACTCTTGGTCTCAAGTCATCTCCTGAAATGACTGTTAGTTTTAAAGCTAAACAGATTGCCATAGACAATGCTCCTGGAGTGATCCACGTTGATGGTACGTGCAGAATACAAACTGTCACAGAGGGGTATATGGCTGAGGTGCTTAGGGAGTATCATCAGATCACTGGGGTTCCAATTCTGTTGAACACTAGTTTCAATCTTGCAGGTGCACCACTGGTGCATACCAAGCAGGATGCACTGGACACACTCAAGGATTCTATGCTCGACTACGTGTATTTTGTCCAAGACGACGCTCTCATTAATGAGCACTTATGCTTATCTTTTGAGGGTTGACGCTGTGAGGGTTTCCTGTTATACTAAATAAGTCAACAGGTTAAGGAAAGAAAACATTTCTTAACGGTTCGTAACACTCCTCAAACCAAGACCTATAGGGTGTCTAAACACGTCTTTAATACCTCTGCCTAGGGCGTAGAGGAATAGTAACTCCACCATTCCCTGATGGTCTTACTTTTTTCAATTTCAATGTCCACTCTTTCAAGACAACAATCTACTTCCTCGTGGGAATCATTCTGCGAGTGGGTAACCTCCACCAACAACCGTTTGTATGTTGGTTGGTTTGGTGTGCTGATGATCCCAACTTTGTTGGCAGCTACCATCTGCTTCATCGTTGCTTTCGTAGCAGCACCTCCCGTTGACATCGACGGTATCCGCGAACCAGTTGCTGGTTCACTTATGTACGGTAACAACATCATCTCTGGTGCTGTTGTCCCAAGTTCAAACGCAATCGGTCTCCACTTCTACCCCATCTGGGAAGCTGCCTCACTCGATGAGTGGCTTTACAATGGTGGTCCTTTCCAATTGGTAGTCTTTCACTTCCTGATCGGCATCTATGCCTATATGGGACGTGAGTGGGAACTCTCTTACCGCCTGGGTATGCGCCCCTGGATCTGTGTTGCCTACTCGGCACCAGTAGCTGCTGCGAGTGCAGTATTCCTCGTCTATCCCTTCGGTCAAGGTAGTTTCTCCGATGCTATGCCTCTTGGTATCTCTGGTACTTTTAACTATATGCTCGTCTTCCAGGCAGAGCACAATATTCTTAT